GTTTTGGCTGCAAAGTTTCTACACTTGAAATGGGTGTAGGAGATGCCAATTCTAAAGTAAGTATGTCAACTACAAAGTGGGATGCAGAACTCAAGGCATATAAAGATGCCCGCGCTCAAGGTATTCAGCCAGCAGGTACAAGCATGCAGGCAGTCCAGAAGGCAGTAGATATTTCAAACAAGACAGGAAAAGCATACGGCGCTTAAGGGGCAAACATGACAGCCATCGTTGGTATCCAGTTAAAGAACGCAGCAGTTATTGCTGGTGATTCCAGGATTACCTACAACGATAAGCCCTATGCAGCAAAAGGTATTGAGAAGGTTATCACCAAGGACGAGTATGTAATCGCCTTTGCTGGAGATGACCAAGCAGCAAACATTGCACAATACCTATGGCAGCCACCCAAAGTATCCAGGGTTATGGATTCAGATAAGTTTATGATGAGCAAAGTATTGCCATCACTTCGCAAGGCAATGATTGACAATGGGTACAGCCCAGACCCTGCTGATAGAGATGCAGGCTTTGATGCACTCGTTGCCTTTGACGGAATCATTTATGAGATTAGCCATTACTACTCCTTCTCCCGCGATGATGGCGGGTTCTATGCAATCGGTGGTGGTGGCAACTTAGCACTTGGTGCAGTAGCAATGGTTGGTCCTAAGACAATCAAAGATGCCGAAGAAGTTGCTATAAAAGCAATACAGATTTCTGCTAACTACAACACAACTGTTGGCGGAGAAACACAAGTTACAGTCCAAAGGAGTAGAAATGTGCATTAAGTGCGGATGTTATGGAACAGTGAGTCCATATGGTGTTGGTGGGAGAAAAGTTAACTCTGCTCCGACTGCAGCAAATGTTGCTCAGTACAACAAGCCTATCCAGCGTATTGGCGAAGTGCCAACAGGCAAGCGCCTTGAGATGGAAGATGACGAGGACTAAACCATGAAGAAAAAAGCAGCAATGAAAAAGGTTGAAAAAGTAATGGGCGAGTACAAGCGTGGAACTCTTAAGTCAGGCAAGGGTGGACCCGCTGTTAAGTCTAAGAAGCAGGCAGTTGCTATCGCCTTGAGCGCAGCAAAGATGGCTAAGAAGAAGAAGTAATGCCAGCCAAGAAGGACCCACGCCTAGCCCGTGCTGGTGTGTCAGGCTTTAACAAGCCTAAGCGCACACCAAGTCATCCAACAAAGTCTCATGTTGTTGTGGCTAAGTCAGGTTCAGAAGTAAAGACAATTCGTTTTGGGCAACAGGGAGTCTCAGGAGACAGACAACCTTCTGCCCGTCAAGCATCGTTCAAAGCACGCCATGCAAAGAATATTGCCAAAGGCAAGATGAGTGCAGCGTATTGGGCAGACAAGGTGAAGTGGTGAAGAAGAAAGCATTTTGGGATACAAAGAATCCAAAGAAGAAATCAACACCACTAACACCAGCACAAAAAGCAAAGGCTAAGGCTGCTGCTAAGAAGGCTGGTCGCCCTTACCCAAACCTCGTGGATAACGCAGCAGCAAAGAGAAAGGCTAAGTAATGGCAACAGGAACAGCAGGAAGTTCACTAGCAGACGAACTCAATCGTTTAGCCAATGGTGGTACCTATCCAGTAATGACAGCATATGAATCTGAACAAGGTGCTGCCAATGCATGGGCTGGCACCAATGGCTTGGGTCTTATTGCTGCCCTGAATTACAAGGCAAGTTCATCTCGCCAGCCTACTAACTATAAAGACTTTAATGCTATCTGCAATGAGTTAGCAGGAACCACTGGATTATCAGGAGTCGTAGCATTGAGGAGCATTAACCTATGAGTTCATATTTAGATTTAATTGAGCGTGTTGATTCAGTTCTTCATGGATACACAGACAATGTTGAGCCAACCAGTTGGCTAACATCACCTGCATCATCAACTACAACTACTCTATCTATTGCTGATGCAACAGGTATGGGTCGTGGCTTTGTACAGATTGATGATGAGATTGTCTTTGTTAATAGCACAGACAATGTAGCCAACACATTGACACTTACCCCATGGGGTCGTGGACAGCGTGGCACTAGCCCTGCAGCACACGAAGAAAATGCAAAGGTAATCGCCAGCCCAATCTTTCCACGAGCAGAAATCAAGAAGGCAATCAATAACACTATTGATGCTATGTACCCAATGGTATTTGCCACTGGCACAACTGACTTCCCCTTCATCGCAGCACGCACTACTTACCAGTTGCCAGCAGATTTCCAGGCAGTCCTTGGTGTGTCTTACTCAACAGTTGGACCATCTCGTGAATGGTTCCCAGTTCGTGGCTACACACTAGACCACACAGCAGACACAGATGCTTTTGCAACTGCTCGTAGCATCAGTATCTATTCAGGTATTACTCCTGGACAGACAGTGCATGTAGTGTACAAGAAGCGCCCTACATTGTTAGTAGATGAAGATGATGACTATGCAACAACTACAGGTTTACCATCATACTCAGAAGATGTCGTCATCTATGGCGCAGCCTTCCGTATGGTTTCATTCTTAGACCCATCACGCCTTGGTCCACAATCTGCAGCAGCAGATATTTTTGATGGCGTAACACCAGTAGGTTCTGGACAGAACGCTTCCAGATTCCTATACAACATTTACCAACAGCGTTTAAATGAAGTAGCGGACAACCAGCGCCGTCAACATCCACTTCGTTCCCACTACCAGAGATAAGGCAGACAAATGGCAGCAGGCGACCCAGGCTCACCAGCGCGGTACTACTCCTCAACAGCAGTTGAAACCGCGCTCGGTTCATCAATTCCCGCACAATCACAGGGACAAGCAAACACTTCGTTTATCGTTGGCTCCATCTCTGGCTTCCCAACTGATTACCCATACACTCTTATTGTTGACCCTGATACATCTAAAGAAGAAGTTGTTACTGTTACTTCTGGTAGCGGAACAACACTTAGCGTAACCCGTGGCTCTGACAATACACAGGCTGTAGCCCACTCTGCTGGTGCTGTCGTAAGACATGGTGTTTCAGGTCGTGAGTTCCGTGAGTCAGAGAATCACATTGCTGCTCGTGGTTATGACATTGACCAGACAATCCTTAATGCTGCTAACCAGACACATGTTCATGGTGTTGCTACAGGTGATGGTGTTATTGTTGGTACTCTTAAAGAGCAGACACTAACACGCAAGACACTTACAACACCAATCATTGCTGGCGCTACTATCAGTGGAGCAGTGACTTCAACTGCAACTATTACTGGTGGTACTGTAACTGCTGCAACAATTACAAGTTCAACTGTAACAAGTTCTACAATTACATCTGGAACGCTTGGTTCAAACCTTGCTGCTGGTGGATTTAAAATTACTGGATTAGGTACACCTACATCTGATAATGATGCTACAACTTATGCGTATGTAAATTCAATTCTCGGCTCAGCAACTTCTGCTGCTATTAGCGCAGCCTCTGCTGCAGTAAGTGCAACCAGTGCTGCCACATCAGCAACAAGCGCTGCTGCCAGTGCTTCGGCTGCTGCTTCATCAGCATCTGCTTCTGCTACAAGCGCAAGCGCTGCAGCAACAAGTGCAACATCAGCAGCAGCATCTGCCACGGCTGCAGCAACCAGCGCTACAAGCGCTGCTGCTAGCCAGACCGCTGCTGCTACAAGTGCTACAAGCGCAGCAGCATCTGCAGTTGCATCTGCTACATCAGCAAGTGCTGCAGCCACAAGTGCTGCTAGTGCTTCAACATCTGCTACCGCTGCTGCTACATCAGCAACATCTGCTGCTGCATCAGCAACTGCTGCAGGAACTTCTGCTACTAATGCTGCAGCATCAGCAAGTGCTGCTTCAACTAGCGAAACAAACGCTGCAACTTCTGCTACGGCAGCAGCAACATCTGCAACTTCTGCTAGCAACTCAGCAAGTGCTGCTGCTACCAGCGCAACTAATGCAGCAACAAGCGCATCATCTGCTCTTGCATCTGCAACTGCTGCTGCAACTTCCGCTGCATCTGCATCTACTAGCGCTACTGCTGCTGCTACAAGTGCAGCATCTGCAGCAACTTCTGCAAGCAGTGCAGCAACTACCTACGATGAGTTTGACGACAGATACTTAGGCGCTAAGGCAAGTCCACCTACAGTAGACAATGATGGCAACCCACTACTTACAGGTGCATTGTATTGGGATACAAGCAACAATGCTATGTATGTCTGGAGTGGCACGGCTTGGGCAGGTATATCATCTACCGCTGCTATCTTCCGTTACCGTTATGTAGCCACAGCAGGTCAAACAACATTCTCTGGTACTGATGCTAATGGTGCAACACTATCCTACCTTGTAGGCAAGGAGCAGGTATACCTTAACGGTGTATTACAGTCTCGTAGCAATGACTACACAGCAACTAATGGTACAAGCATTGTCTTGGCTAGTGGTGCTGCAGTCAGTGATGAACTAGAAATCATTACCTTCACAGCCTTCTCTGTAATTATGTCAGCAATGACTGATGTACAGAATACATTTGTAACTGACCAGATTATTAACGGCATTACAATTGGCGAAGGCGCAGGAAGTTTTGCAACTAATACTGTTCTTGGTGCTTCTGCTCTTGCTAGTAATACAACAGGTGAAAATAACATTGCTATTGGTTCTGGCGCAATGGATGCTAATACAATCGGAGCGCGAAATGTTGCGATAGGTTTAAACGCCTTAGGCGCCAACACTACTGGTAATAACAATATTGCCATAGGTTTACAATCGCTTGAAACAAACACAACGGGCGTTGGTAACGTTGCTGTAGGTCGAAGCAGTTTACGCCTTAACACATTAGGTTATTTCAATATTGCAATAGGTAATGCAACTATGGAAAATAACACTACTGGTAATAACAATATTGCTGTAGGTGCAAACGGATTATTAAATAACACAACAGGTTTTAATAACACAGCAATTGGTCATACTGCTCTTGCTGCTAATACAATTGGTACGGAAAATACTGCAGTCGGTATGCAAGCATTAGTTGCCAATACAACAGGTACTAACAACGTAGCAGTTGGTTCATATGCATTAGATGCAAATACAATTGGTGTTCAAAATACAGCAATTGGTATGAACTCACTAACAGCAAATACTACTGGTTATGAAAACACTGCCGTTGGTTACAATTCTTTAGGTGCTAACACAACAGGTTATGGAAACACTGCAATTGGAAACAATGCACTTGATGCTAACGTAACTGGTATTGGTAGTACTGCTGTAGGTTACAATGCACTTAGTGCTAATACTGCAAACACCAATACTGCAGTTGGTCTTAATGCGCTGGCAAACAATACAACAGGCATAAGCAACGTTGCCGTTGGTGATGGTTCTCAAAGTTCAAATACTACTGGTCAAGGTAACACATCCATTGGTGGAGCAAGCGCTTTGGGCAGTAATGTTACTGGTAATTACAATACCGCAATTGGTAAAGGTGTTTTAGCCTACTCAAAGGCAGACAATAATACTGCTGTGGGCTTTCACACAATGTTGTATAATACTACTGGTTACAGCAATGTTGCAA